GGGCAGGTTCTTGCTTGGCGGGTTGTACGCAGAGCTGCCTTGGTTTGGGTCGTAGTAGACCTGTGAGCCGGCAGGGTACGCCAAGGTTGCATCGTAGCGAGTGCCAAACAAAAACGGAGCCACAGAGCGCAGAAGCACAAACTTGGCTGCAAAGTTTGGGAACCTCAACACGAACAAGTCCTGACTGAACAACTGCGTGGACACTGTTGTGTTCGTGTCCAAGTTTGGCATGTTCTCCACGATGAACGTCTCGTCACGGTTGCGCGTGCCTTTCCGCGGATCTCCATTCCAGCATCCGATAGCCTGGCCGGCGACCACTGCAATCGCCTGAGGATTATTCACAAACTCCAGCGTTGAGCCACTGATAGGAGTCCACTGCGGTGTGCCCCATGGCATTTCAACCGTCACCGAGGTGATGTACGGGTCTGTCGTTGGGTCGCCAACAGTGAAGTCAAACGTGTACTGAGTGGCAGCAGAAGACACTAGCGAGCCGTCTTCCTTTAAAAGCCAAAATGGATTAATAATGTTGACGTTTGATTCTCCAATTGTGCCCCTCTGCCAAGCCTGCTCAGAGAAGTCTCTGAGGTATACCCGCGGGTAATTTGGATCAAGCGTCAGCGTTACAGGAATCGTGTTCTCAGCATTCTGAGAGTACAGCGGCTCGCTATTTTCCTGAAGCAACTCAACGCCTGACTCAGTGAGTAGTTCAATGGGAGCAACAGCAACATTGCTGATGGCAACACCGGGCCAGATCTGCTGAATCTCCTGAATATCGGGCCAATCTTCCCGATCCCAGATCATGCTCAACCGCCGATTAGTAAAATCGCGGATAGCTGCAAACGACTTATCGTTTAGCGTATTCCGATCCAAGCCAATAAGCTGGCATGACTCTGCTAGAATTGCGCTAAACGGTACGGTCTTCATTTGCTAGGAGGCGTCCACCCTACACTAATTTCCTTAACGCCGCCACTATTCACTCTGCATTCTGGGTTGTCACTCAAGAACTCATCCATAAATGCTTTGTCTGACCAGCATCCGTACCCCAATTTTTGTCCCCAGAAATGGTAAGCCGTTGCAGGTATTGTTGCAATCTTTTGACCAAGTCCTTCCACAGACCTGTGTCTTTCAGCGTTAAACCGAGCATTGGATTGAGCGGCGGCCCTAGCCTCAACCTTATTGCGCTCCCAACCTTCACGAAGCTCCTTCTCAAGCTGACCAACCAGATTTTCTGGAATGCTAATCATACGCGAGCCATGAAGGTTGTGCCTGGACCTGGGACTTTAGGAAGCCTGCCCTGTGCGTCATAGATGCCGCTGTAGGGACTGATCTTGTCCGCTGGCATAGCTGAGCCGTTTGTGCCCTCAGGGCCGCTGCTGGCGGGCTTTCTGTTGGCGAGGGCCACCAGATTAGCTGGAGCCTGCACGCCTGTGTATCGTTGAATCAATTCAGGGATTATTGGAGCTGGTAGGACTGTCATAAAAATGCCGCTGGTCTCTCCCAGCCGTCACACCATTAATGGTTGCAATCCATTCACTATCGGGCTCGATGCCGTGTCTGTGGCAGGTGTCGCAAAAGTTGTGCCGGTCTCTCCCGGCTGTCGCACCACTCTAACAATAAGCGCAGGTGTCGCGTAAATCTACTAAGCAGCGTTGTAGTCGAACTTGCCGAGGCCCAGAGGGTTCCCAACAACCAGACCAGCAACTGCTTCGATCAAGCGGCCAGGCCCGCCACCGTTGTCGGTCAACGCAGTGACCTGAGCCACGTTGCCACCGTAACGAACTTCGATGAGGTTCATGTCGAGCACCAGACCCTTGTAGGGAGTGGGAGTCCACACGAACGGGCTGCCACCAACCGTGCCGATAAAGGTGGTCGGATGCAAGCGCACCGTGCCGAAATCACCTTGGAACACGTCCAGCGACTGGATGTAGGTGTCCGCGGCAGCGTCACGCTGGAAGGTCTGCACCTTCGTTGCGCCAGCTCCGGTAACGCCAACAGTCGAGGTGGTCGTCAGAGAAGTGGTCCCGAGCAGGCTTGTGAAAGCGCGCTTGAGGTCCGTCCCAACGATGCAGTCGAAGGAGGTGTAGTGACCGGTCTGATCGAAGATCGACTTGAGCAATCCCTGCACAACGGTGTCCGTCAAGGACGTTCCCAGTGCCGTTCCGCTGCCAACGATGGAAGTCGTAGGAGTGCGGAAGATAGAGGGGATGTCGCCAGGAGTCGGAGTGCCAGTGCCGGCGTTGCTGATCCAGGTCTGCGCACCAGCGGTACGGTAAGCCTGAGTCTGGTTGCCAGTGTCGATCTGAGACACCTGATTGGAGGTCATCGTGACTTCCATGTCGCGCTTGATGCCAGTGATAGCCTTGGCCACGTTGTCAGCCAGTTCGTCACGCACACCAGCGACATCAGCAATGTCCTGAGTGAGCTTGGAAACGCGGACTGCGCGCCGGTAGACTTGGGCGTAGTTGGCCAACTCAGCACGATAGCCAACAACGTAGTTGCTGACACCGCTGACAAGATTCACGTCAAGACCGTCCGGTACGCCGCCAACTTCAGGAGTCGGAAGGCTGTCGGACTGCCAGCGGAAGAACATGTTGCCGGGCTTGGAGCCCTTTTTGGCCATGGACGTGAACGGAGTGTCCTTGGCGTCAACCAAGGCGATCATGTCCATCAAGTCTTCGCGTTTACCACGACCGGAAAGATTGGGTTCTGTAAGTACGGGCATAATTGAATGAGGTTACTGCGTTTAACTGCGTGAACTAAACAAAGTTCATTGCTTTTACCAAGTCGGTTAAGCCGTCACGACTGCCACCAGTTTTCGCAAACTGCTGTTTTGCCTTTGTCTCATCTGATGTTGAAGTGCGTGCTGGCGGAGCCTTTGTAACGCCTGGCTGAGCGGGCGCTCTGCGAATCGGCTGCCCTTGGGTCTTTGCTTTTGCCTTTTGATCGGCATAGGCTTTTGCTCCCAAAACAACCAACCCAGCTAGATGCTTCCAGTCTGCCCTGCGCTTCTTAAGCTCTGGGAAATCGCGGATAATCTGTTGAGCAACTTGGTACTCCTCAGTCTCCGGTTTTCCCCACCAAGGAAAATCCGCGGCAACCTGTGCGTCCACCTGTGTCTGCTGTTGCAGATAGCTTAGACGTGCAGGAAGCTCGATCTCCTTGCGCTTCATAGCAGTGCGCTTCATTGCTCGAACATCACGGTCAGAGAGTTCATGCTCCGTGCCGTCAGGCAACGTGATCACTCCTCCGTCCATGTTGTCTTCGCACCACAGCAACACTTCCACTGCCTTGTCATATTCGGCCTTAACCTGGTCAAAGGTATTCAGCCCTTCTGCAAAGTCAGTTTGGTCCCGCTGCTTTACAGGTACAGAAGCCTTTGCAGACTCAAGTTCCCGTTGAAGCTGTGCCAACTGCGCCTTCTGCGCTTCAAGTTCAGATTGGGCAGCCTTCTTCGCAGCAACCAATTTGTTAATGCGTTTCTGGACTCCCCTAGTCAAAGAACTGCTTTCGTGCGGTTCGGAATCGTCGTCAGCTTGCTGATCGTCCTCTGAAGAGGAATCCACTGCTTCTTCCAACTCCTGCTCCTGTGTGACCGGAGCCGTCTCCTCCTCGTTAAGGAAAGTGGTCTTGAGAAGATCACTAAGATCCCTCTCGTCCATTAAACCGAGTTTCTGAGCAACGGGACTTACTTCTGCCTCCTGATCCCCGGAATCAGGCTGTACTTCGTTTTCGTTCATGCGGTTAAGGTCGCAAGTGTCCTTTAATTACAAACCAGTAACGCTGGCAGGCCCGTTATTAGCGTTATGCCAAATCTTTTTCTTCAGTCAAGCCATTTAGTTTTAATGCTTCTGATCTTAATGTTAAAAGTGTTGAATAAACTAAGTTTACACCATCCGCTTGACCACAGGCATGAGCACGGTCCTCGCCTTTGACGTTGTTGCTGACCGCTTGCATCCAGAGCTGCTCCTGCATCTGTTGGATCGTCTCCACGATCTGATCCCACATGTGGTTCTTGCCGGCAAAGCCGTAAGCTGCGCGTTCTCTTTGTGTCATATTACTGCCCAGGTTGCTGTTGTACCGGCGTTACTCCAAGCCTGCCAATCTGGGCATTTTGCTGCTGCATGATGCTCATCTGAAGGTTCTTTACATAGTTCTCAAAGAGAGCTTGGAAGTTAGGATCTTGCTGAAGCGCAGCTTGCGCCTTGGGATTGTTCTGCATGACCTGCTGGGCAAACTGCATCTTGGTCTGAGCCGCAGGATCGTTCTCCTGATACAGAGCTTCGTTACCTAGAAGCATCATGCCAATGTCAGTCTGAACGTCCTTAAACATCTTCTGAGATGCCTGCTCTTGATTCATAATAAGCTCACCGGCCATTTCTGGCGCGATAGCTTGAATAAGCATCTCAGTGATACGATTGGCATTTAGTACGCCACCCGTGTCCATCTGTTTGATTTTGGTGAGGAAGTCCACCTTCTGGGCGATGTATTCCTTATCCAAGTTCATCACGTCAAAGCGGACATTGATGTCAAACTCGTTGTGGATCTCAGAGAGGTTCTGAGGCAGTACGCCTCCAGTAATGCGCTGAATCTCTTCTGCCGGCATGTACTGGCAGCACAGAGAGAACATCTGCCGAAACACGGACCTCCACGACAGCAGCCATGAGTTGACCAGTGCCTGCTGAAGCATCTGGGTGGTCATCGGGTTTACCAGCGCGTTGTTGGTTCCAAAGTAGGCTGCGTGCTGCTGCTCAACCCGCTGGATTAAGTTGAACGCCACGGTGGGCTCCCGGGCTGGAGGCTCCATGAAGCTGTAATCGTTCTGACTGGTAACCGGCAGAGACACACCTGGGCCGATCTTGTTGATCGCACCAACACGCTTAACCACCTTGATCGGAGGCAGTGTGGAGAAGGCTGTATGGTCACGAATCGAGTCGTGTTGGGCCTTGATCTCGTCCTGATCGGTAGTCGCAAGCTCAGGAATACCACGAGTATCCGTAATGGCTCTCCGAATTTGCTCACGGCGGAAC